GACCTTGACCTGAAGCTCGTTGATGTGCGCCATCATTTGCTCTTTGAGAATGGCGCGTTTCTCGGCAGATATAGGACTGTCGGTGGGCACACCTTGGGCTGTGATGAGCGCAGGCATGTTGCCTTCGATCTTGGTCAGCCGCTCAGAGAAAGAGTTCACCTGCCCGAGCAGCCACGCCAAAGATGCAACCACAATCGGTATGACTGCTTTTAGAACGTCTGCCCAGTTCATAGTTACTCCTTAATGCGCGTTCAGAGCATCCAGCCTTCCCCACACCCATTGCGCCGCTGCAACGGGGTCAAATGGCAGCGCCTTGGTCGGGTCATTTGGAAATTCTGAATTAGGCGCAGTCCAGTTTGCACCCACTGCGGCAAGGTAAGTTTGAAGTTCCGCTTGGGTCGGGATAACTTCAGCATCGCCCGTGTCATCGTTTTCGGACACGCCAATCATCACCATGTCGCGTGGGCTAGGTGTAGCGGGATCAGCCACTACAAACACGCCACCCACACCCTCGGGATGCAGGCACAAGAAAGAAGGGACGGTTCCGTCAGCCGCCAGTCGGTACTTGATGCAATGGTGTGCCATTTAATGCTCCTTGTTGGGCGTACTGCCCGCTGAAAAGATATGCCCCAAAATGCCCCAGAACACACCAGGGCGCAACCCAAACCGTACCGCCGTGCTCTCGATACATATGGCAGAAGTTGTAGTCTTCGGATAGCAGTTGATTGTCTACGTTCTGCACCTTGAAGTAGTCGTAGACCTTGTCCTCAGGGTTGATCGTGACACCACCGTTGGTGTACCAACCAACATGCGGTTGCAGCTTCTCAAAGACATCACGGCGGATCAACATAAAACCAGTGCCAACGTGCTTGACTTGGAACGGCAAGTTGGGGTCCAGCATCTCATGCCCAGCCAACTTATTGATGTTGAAGATGCCCGTAAGTTTTGAAAGGTCAGGATAGTTCAAAACTGAACCCTGCCGCACCTTATCCCAATTGATCCCCTTCATGGGAACCGCGCCACCTATCAAACCCTTGTCTGCCTTGATCATCCGGGCAATGTCATTCGCCACGAACTTCTGGTCAGCATCGATAAACATCAGATGCGTGGCGTCTGGCATCGACATAAAGTGATGCGCAATCGTGTTTCTGCCACGCTGGATAAGTGACTCGTTGCCAAGAAAGATGCTGGTCATCTTGATGCCATGCTGCAGGCACGCCTCCTTCAGCGCCAGGAGAGACTGCACGTATTCCGTGCACATCTGGCCTCCATACGCAGGAGTTCCAACAACGATGTGCATCACGCCGCCTCGGAATCAGTTGCCTGCTCAAGCAGCGGCGTATTCGTCAAGGAAGATCGATCAAACACCGAGAAGCCGCGTCGGGCAGCAAACTTAGCAGGATCAGATGCCCACTTGTCAGCACAAGCCTCCAACCAACGCATGGTCATCTCATGTGTTGGAGCCTGACCGTTGGAGATCAACTGGTTCTCCATGTTCAGATAAGCAAACACCTCCGCCTGAGCCTGCGCAGCGTTGATGCCAAGATCAAACAGATAGATCAGGTTGCCCTCATCAATCATGCCGTTGCGGCTACGGGCGGCATTCAATGCCTGCTTCATGCAGGTCATGATGTGATAGCGGGCCTCTTCCTTCTCATAGTCCTCTTCAGTGATCTCGTTCTTGCCAACCTTCTCAAGCAGTTGCCTGTGCTGGTTGACGAAGAAGTTCATCTTGCGCAGAGCGCCATTGACATGGTTCTGGGTGCCCTCAAGGTGGCTGTTAAGCTCCAGAATCTCAATCTCCAGCAGTTCACGATCAAGATCGTCGGTGCAGGTTTCCAGTTCCCGCTGCTTCTTCTTGAGTTCGTTCTGCTTCTTGCGCAAGCCAATGTAGGCTTCTTGTAACGCAGAGCGCGTGCGGTCAATCTCGGCCAAAGTGTGCTTGATGGAGCGAATCGGCGTGATGGCCGTTACGTCCAACGTCACCTGCATGAACTGACTGTGACTCTTGTGGAAGTTGCTGGTGTCTCGCACCACAGCAGGCATCCGGTCCTGAATGTTCTTCAACATCAGGTTGTACTCTGGCTTCTTTACAGCCAGAGCAGTGTTCATGCTGCCAAGGATCAGATCATTGCTCAAGGGGCGCTCCTATTTGAAGTTAGGCTTCAATCATAGCCCGCCGTGAGCATTGGAACAACCTTGCTGCTGGAAGATTGGAGAAGCGAGATCTCCGAAATCTATGGCATTACCAGTAGAAGCGATTGTTACGTACTGAATTACGTTTGTGTCAGGGCTAGTGCCGCCTGCAACAACCCCCCTTGTACTGGAAGAGCCGCTTGAAACAAAAGACAGAATTGCAGTTAGATCACCAAAATCTGTAGCATTGCCAGTCGTGGCAATAGTCACATAGTCAATAACATTTGAATAACTCGGCGCAGACGTTATAGCGCCCCCGGCCCAAACACCCCGAGTTGCGTTTGAAAAAGCGGTCAAATTTGAGCGCGCAAGAGTTAGATCACCGAAGTCCAAACTGTTTCCTGTAGTTGCAATGGTGATGTATTCCATTGCATTTACACTTGTTGCACTTACGTTCCCACCACCAATAATACCCCTTGTTGATGACGAACAAGACGCTGGCAAATTTGCAAACGTCTGCGTCAAATCCCCAAAATCCAAAGCATTGCCTGTGGTCGCAATCGTGAGATATTGAATTGTGTTACTACTAAAGCCCCAAATAATCCCTCTGGTTTCTGTAGAACAGGATGTTTGACTGTCTGCAGCACCAAGCAAATTTCCAAAGAAAGTCCCAACACCACCCGTCGAGTACGTTATGTATTCAATAGAACTTGTAGAAGAGCCTGAAGAAAGTAAAACCCCTGCAACAAACAAAGCTCTGGTGGACGATGAACAGGCAGATCCACGGCGGCGACCATCACTCAGTTGACCAAACATATACGCATCGCCTGTTGTGGCGATGTTGACGTACTGAATTGATGCCTGGATCGCTAATGTGGTGCTATACCCACCCCCAAACAGCGCCATCGCAGAGCTAGTTGGCGTGGTTTGGACCGCTGCGGCAGCGTTGGAGCAACCAGAAAGTTGCGCTAAAACACCTAACAAATCCCCAAAATCTGTTGTATTACCTGTTGTAGCAATAGTAATGTAGTTAATTACGTTAGTGTTAGAGCCAGATGCTCCGCCTGCAATCAAACCTCGCGTGTCAGAAGCGCATGCCGCTTGCCGCATAACCCCGCCAGCACTAATTGATCCAAACGTTGCGGCATTTCCAGTGGTCGCAATCGTCACATAATCAATAATGCCGTAACCCGTAGTTGCGTCTTCTCCGCCAGCAATAACCGCCCTTGTCGCAGACGCTAAAGCCGCGCCCCTTTGAAATGAGTTTGTTAAATCACCAAAATCAGTTGCATTTCCAACAGACGCAATGGTCACATAATCAATAATGTTATAAAACACAGTATCGCTAGCATTTGCTCCTTGGCAAATTAATGCGCGAGTTGAAGACGCGCATCCCGATACGCCTTTTCTTGCAACCGTTACATCTCCAAAATCCGTTGCATTGCCAGTAGACGCAATAGTAACGTAGCTTATAACGTTAGTGACCGTAGTGTTATTTGTTCGACCTGCGGCGGCAATAATTGCCCGAACATAATTAGAAGAAGAACATAATTCATAAGGTGTTTGCGTTAAATCACCAAAATCTGTGGCATTTCCGGCAGAGCCAAATGTCACGTAATCTATAACGTTGTAATATGTCACACCGCCCGCAGACCCACCAGAAAACAAAGCACGAACAGATGAGGCTGCAGCGCTTAATCCGGACCTACCTACGGTTAAATCACCAAAATCTACAGAATTTCCTGTAATTGTTATATTGACTGTTTGAATAACGTTGCTTGAAGCCGCTCCACCTCCAAACATACCAACTGGCGTAGCACCACTGCCTGCAGTCGGCCACAACCCTTGCTTTTGCCAGTAAGCGACTTGATCAAGTGTCCATACGCCAGGGGCCGCGCCATCTTGGAACGGGCCAGTGGGGGCAACCGCTATGGGGCGGATGATGCCTGCATTCCAAGATGCGATGCTCATTTATAGACCCCCGTGGGCATTTGAACAGGCACCCAGTGCCTCTCTACCTATCGTTAAATCGCCAAAATCTGTGGCATTCCCAGTTGTGGCAATTGTGACGTATTGGATCACGTTGCTAAGGACTCCGGAGCCGCCACCAGCAACAATGCCGCGAGTGCCCGAAGAGCAACCTGCTGCGTAGAATTGGTTCGCAAGCAAATCACCAAAATCAGTCGCATTACCTGTTGAGGCAATCGTCACGTAATCAATTACGTTCAAGCCACTGCTTCCGTTAAAACCGCCAGCAAACAAACCGCGAGTGCTTGAAGACATCGCTGCGACAAAACCCCGGTTTACGGACAGGTTCCCAAACGTTGTTGCGTTCCCGGTGGATGCGATGGTTACGTAGGAGATTGCGTAATAGGTAAACGGACTCCCTGCGTCCGTTCCGCCGCCAAATACACCTCTTGTGCTGGAGCCCATACCGGCGAGGTATGCTTGAACCGCAAGCATGTCACCAAAGTCCGTTGCGTTTCCAGTCGAGGAGATGGTTACGTAATCCATCACGTTTTGCAACGTGCCAGTAGAGCCTCCCGCCCAAATGCCGCGAGTGCTGGATGAACATGCGCCCAAATTACTTCTGCCAACAGTCAAATCACCAAAATCGGTTGCGTTGCCAAGCGTGTTAATGGTTACGTAGTCAATAACATTTGTTGAGGCATTGCCACCCCCAAAAACTCCGCGGGTGCTGGAGGAGCAGCCAGCCAAACCCTGACGTGCAACAGTCAAATCTCCAAAATCGTTGGCATTTCCCGTTGTGGAAATAAAAACGTAGTCAATCACATTTAGGATGGAACCCCCGGCAAACAACCCAATGTCCCCAGCCAATGGGGGTATAGGCCACAACCCCTGAGCCTTGGCCTGATACGCCGCAACAAGGTTCCATACACCACTGTATGAAGGCATTATTGGACTCCTCCAGAAGCATTGGATGCCGCCGCACGTTGATTGCCGGTGTTTGTTAAGTCACCAAAATCTATGGCGTCTCCAATAGAGGCAATAGTGATGTATTGGAGAACGTTACTTGTAGTACCGTTAGTACCAAAAATGCCTCTAATCTGAGAAGAGCACCCTGCTATGCCACTTGCGGAGGCCAAAAGATCACCAAAATCCGTGGTGTTTCCTGTTGTGGCTATAGTAATGTATTGAATAACATTAGATCCACCGCCAGCAAAAATGCCGCGTGTTGAAGACGAACAAGCTCCTAGCGAACCAGCGTTTGCAACTAAATCACCAAAGTCTGTAGCATTTCCCGTTGTGGCGATGGTGACGTAATCAATGACGTTACTTGCAGCGCCTCCTCCAAAAACACCGCGTGTAGGAGATGAACATCCCGCAAGCTCTCCTCTTGAAACGGTCAAATTACCAAAATTTATTGCGTTTCCAGTTGAGGCAATAGTGACGTAATTGATGCTACTTGTGCTGCTTGGGTTTATTCCACCACCCCATAAGGCGCGAGTAGATGATGAGCATGCTCCACTGGCCGATCTTGTAGCCGTCAAGTCTCCAAAATCTATAGCGTTGCCAGTAGTAGAAGTGGTAACGTAATCAATGTTGTTGAAATAGTTTGCTGCCGCATCCCTGCCGCCACCAAATACAGCTCTTGTGGTGGAATTTGCGCCTGATGCAAGATACCTTGCTAAGGTCAAATCTCCAAAATCTGTAGCATTTCCGGTAGTGTCAATTTGCACGTACTCAATTACGTTGAAAACTAAAGCTGATCCGCCCTGGAATCCGCCAGCAAAAAGTCCTCTTGCGGCGGCAGGAGTCACACTTTCACTCGCCGCACTATATGGTGATGGACCGTAAGTGTTCAGCGCCCACACGGTGAACGTGTAAGCGGTTCCATTAGTCAATCCTGTTACTGAAATAGGGGATGACGCACTCGTAGCCGTAATCTGCCCAGGGCTTGAGACGGCGTAGTATTCAGAGATGGCAGATCCGCCAACATTACTGGGGGCGACAAATGAAACAGAAACTTGTCCAGAGCCGCCAGCACCTACGCTGGCACTGGCCCCCGTTGGAGCATCAGGGACTTTCAGCGGGTCATAGCCTGGGCGTATAAATCCAGCAGGGGGGCGAAGAGGCATGAAGCCCTCCTATCAGGAGTTGATCTCTTCCCAACTTGCGTTCACCACAAGATCGCTTGCCGTACCTGCCGTAGCACCAATGGACTGGTTCTCAAGCAAGTAGAACGAAGTGGTCTTATCAGTCACGATCAACGTAGCATCAGCCGGAACCGACACCGTAGACACAATCGGAGTCGCAGTGCCGCCTAGAGCAGCTTGACTGTAAACATTGATTGTGATGTCCGCAGCGTTTGTGCCGTCTACGTTAGCCACAGTGATCGAGTTGATCTTAAACACCTTGCCGCTGGAAGCTGCATTGCTCACCAGTTGCGTTGCGCTAGTCGTTGTTAGCGATGTTTGTGATGAGTTGCCGTAAATGGCAACAACGTTAACGATGTTTGGATTAGCCATATCTACTCCTTACAGACCAAAGATCATTGCGAAAGCGATGCTCTGGCCCTTGGATACACCAGTTGCTGGAGCGTTTTGCCAAGTTGGAAGGGTTCCCGCACCATTGGATGTCAAGATTTGTCCAGAGGTGCCGGTTCCCGACACTTGTTGAAAATTACCAGTGGCAGTCGTGCCTGCGGCAATCAACCCATAGGTTGTAGTCGTGCTTAACCCAGTTCCGCCTTGAGCCACAGTAACTGTCGCGGCTTGCTTGATCAGCTTGCCAGTTACGCCATCAAATGCTGCAAGGTTGCCATCTGTTGCTGATGCGGGACCAACAACGTCTCCAGCAGATCCCGCAGACGAGGCCAGCAACTTAACAACACCAGACGAGTTCTTAAAGTACAGCTTCTCATCTACGGTGTTAATAGCCAGTTCGCCATCTGCAAGGTTTCCCGCAGTTGGTGCAGCCGCCGCAGTCGCGCTGCGATAAAGCTGAATGGGGGTAAAGCCAGCCTGTGCC